TGTAGGTACGGCATCTGCTTGAGTATAATTTTGGCTGAAAGAAAATGATGCGCCAGGGACGTCTTGTGTAGCTGCAATTACACCTGGGGCATAGACTCCAGAAGTTATAGTTCCAGCTGAGACTGTATTAGCAGTCGTTCCATCAGTTGTGTCTATTCCAGTGCCACTAATAGAAAATGAACTTCCTATACGCTCTGTTTGAGTTATTCCAGCGTTAACTGTGAGCTGAGTTGACGTACTTAGTTTATGCGTCAAATCGGCACGAACTGCTGGAGCACCAAACAATATTATTATCGGCAATAATTTCCACATTGGATTCAATATTTAATGTGTTATTTTATAAGTTTACTAAGGGGTAAACTTAGTAGGTATTGCTACTATACGATGACTGAAGATGTGACAAAGTCTCCTAAGACACCATCTGCAAAAGATGATTCAAAGAAGAACGTTTTTACAAAAATAAAAGAGGGTATTGATGATAAAGAAGAACAGTTAGTAATTTTGTCCACATTCGTGAGGCTTGGCGTTGTCGTTTGGAGCGGATTTATTATTTCATTAAATTACATCACTTTGCCTGCATTTGGACAACAAGCACCTAAAGATATAACTTTTGTAGCCTCTGTATTTACAGGAGCTTTGGCGAGTTTTGGACTTCAGACAGCATCTAAAAAAGGTGATGGAACAATGAAGATGGATAACAAAAAAGGAGGTGGTTTAGGTGATATTAGTAGAGCAGATTTTGAACGCTTAATTGAAAAGATGTCACAAGTAGGACCGACTCAAACATTGCGTATTGAGCAAGCACCTATTAAAATCACTACAGTGGATAACAAGACCTCACTTGAGTCTTGAATTTTGAATGTATAGGAAGAGCAACATGAATTGGACAGCTCTAGGATTAGGCGCCTTTCTAGGAGTCTCAAATATGGGATTAATGGGCGCATTAATAAACAAAGGCAACTTACCTGTTGTTGATTTTCCAGTTGGTAGTTATACGTCTTATGAGATGGAGGCTACTAAAGATGGTTACAAGATTAGATATAACGCTAATGATCCAAAGGTAATGGTAAAAACAAAAGATGTAGTTAAACCTGGTGGCGTATTTAATAAGGAACCTACAGTAGTGAATTTGTATGAAGAATATACAATGAACGGCAAAGTACACCTAGAAGGTGGTGACGATGCCTCTAAACTTACAGCTAAAGAGATTGCTTGTATTAAGGCAGAAGGTGCTGGAGGGTCTACTGGAGGTGTTATAGGTGCTTCTGTAGGCGCTCAAGCAGCTCCTGCATTGTCTAATATTCCTATAATTGGCTGGGTTGCTGGTGGATGGGCAACAATGTTTGGACAAAAAACAGGAGCAAACCTTGGTGGAGATATAGCTAAGGCTATAGAAGGCTGTTAATGCCTGTAAATCATCTTTCTGAAGCGGGTGTAGAGTTTATCCGTCTTTTTGAGGGTGCATATTTATCATCCGAAGTTGTAAGTAGTTTAGAAAAAAAAGTTTCAGAATTAGTAACGGCTCCAATTAATCAAAATCAATTTGATGCTTTATTTTCGTTTGCGTCAAATATGGGGGTCGAACTTCTTTCTAATTCAAAATTACTAAAACGTATAAATGAGCTAGAAGACCCTTCTGAGGTCGCTGCAGAAGAATTGCATAAATGGAACAAAGAAGGTAGTAAGGTGTTTCATGGACTTTCTAGGAGGCGTTCAGCAGAGTTAGAGTTGTTTTGCCATAAGCCACCTGAATTTAAATGGGGTTGGGCATCTATAACGTCAAAATGTCATACCTATTTAAAAAAGCGTCCTGTACCTGTTGGTGAACTTTCCCCTGATGAAACAGCAAAAATTTATTCAAAACGTTTAATTCGACGTTGTCGTGTTATTGAACGAACTGAAGGACATACTTATTTAGAACTTGGATTTGGTTTAGGAAAGTGGTGGGTCTTAGATAGGCATTGGGAAGGTTTAAAAACAGAAGTACGTATTTATCCATATACAAAAACTGATGATCTTTTACATTTAAGAGATTTTCCATATATGCACCGACAAGAGGAAGAAAGTGCAGGATGGGGTATTAGTCAATGTTGTTCTGTTGCTATGTGTTTGAAATACTTTGATGCCCCTGCTATTAACTGTATTAATGACTATATCAACGCTGTTAATAAGTATGGGAGATTAAATTCTCGTCGCAATCACATAAAAGCAATGAATGATTTTGGGTTTTCAGCCACGTTTAATCATGTAACTGCTCCTGAAGATATAAAAGATAACCTCAAACAAGGTTTACCAGTTATAGGTGTTATCGCAGGACGTAGTATTCGCCAAGTAGGAGGTATGGCACATAGTGTTGTTATTACTGGATATGATGATAATAATTGGTTAGTTCAAGATCCTTTTGGTGAATTAGATTTAACACTAGGTAGGTATAAAGATAGAGGTGCTGACGCTGGTAGAAACGTTCTTTACAATGCTGAGATGTTTAATAAACGTCTTTCTGTGGGAGGAGGAGTTGATGGTTGGTGTTGGTTAAACTTTCGTGAATATTCAATTAAAGATTAAGTAGAGTTATTCTCCTAAGTGGAGTTATTTAAAACACATTTATCATGGCTGATACAGCTAAGTCTCTAGAAGAACAGTTACAAGAGCAAAAACAACAGTTAGAGGACAACATCAGGCAAGCTGAGACTCAGATAGGTAGACTTAAAGAACAGTATTTAAAGGTCCTCGGTGCTCTTGAATTTGCAGCAATTCAAAAACAAGATGCCGAAAGTACTGAAGCTGATGCCACTACTACTGAGGATGTAGCCTCCTAAAGCAATGTTAGGTGAATTAAACAGAAATCGATATAAAGCTTTAGAACTACTAGCAGAACATGTACGAGCGCCGTCTCGTGAGTTATCTCTTGATGCCATTATTTGTGACATTAGTGATGAAGACTTACGGTGGGTTACAAATAAGGTTCATTATTATTTGCTTAAGCTTTTAGAAGACGCTGACTACGATCCTGCTGAAGAAGAAGTAATTGAGTCTATAAATTAGAAAATATACAAGTTTATGCAGATTACAGTTTTGACAAGGATGCAGAGTAAATGTGTATCATTGCGAGCAAGATCTTCTAGCTAATTTAGTTGTTCTATCGCCAAAGAATGCTCGAAAAGAATTTAGAAATCATATTTTTGAAGCTTGGGAATGGAAATGTGCTTACTGTGACAAGAAATTAGATGATTCAAGTGCAACAATTGACCATATAGTTCCTAAATTTAAAGGAGGACACAACGTTAAATCTAATATGTGCTGTTGTTGTTCTTCTTGTAATAGACAAAAAGGTTCTACTTTTCTAGAAGAATGGTATACACCAGAGTTTGAATTTTATTGCAAAAAAAGATTTGGTAAGATAAAGAATTGGATGGAGCAAAAACCAAGCTCTATTAAACTATTATCAGCAGTTAAGGCACAACCTTACATAGCAAATGACTTCTACATCGGATGGGTCACAAGTTGACCCACAATCAAAAGCATTTTTAGACGAATATGTTAAAAATCCAGAAAGGTGGATAGGTAAACGTATTGCTGAAGATTTACCAGATCCTGGAGATGGTGCTCTTAAAGGTTCTGTAAGAAATGATATTAAAGGTAAAGTTGACGCTGGTGTTATCCGAATTTAAATAAGGTTCCAACTTCTCCACCATTTAGTAATTACATATTTTTTACCTGATTCAGGAGGTAAAGCCTCATGTAGCGTATTTTCATTATTAGTTCCGTCTATATTTAAATTATTCCAAGCTATTAAAGTACCTTCTATTGGTTTCATTTTTATATTGATATTGGGAAATTGAGTTTCTCCCCCTTTTTCTACGTCATTTAAATAAAGCATAGTTGTCCAAGTTCTTTGTCCCATCCAAGTGCAATAAGTTTCTAAATCTGAATCTATAAAATAGTCAGGGTGTGTTCTATAAAACTCTCCTATTTCATATTTTTGACCCGTAATACCTTCTCCAATAAAAGGATGTAGTTGCATCAAATTAACTATTTTTCTATCTATAAATTTAAAAAATTCATTGGTTTTCCAATCCATAAGTACTGAACTACTTGATCTTATACTTTCTGTACGAGTTCTTTTATCATCTCCTTCACCAGGTGTATGAACTGTTGAAGGTTCAGCAGTTTGATCAATGTACCCTTTTAATAATTGACAATCAATTGGTGTAATAAAATTATTAATGTAATACAATTGAATTTTTGAAGTATTTACTTTTTGTGCTACTTTCGTTATATTGTTATCAAAAAATATGTCATAAGCAATTTTTTTAGGTGGTTGGTTAAAATTACAAGTTTCTACTGCCCAATCTAATTCGTTATCAGTTAAATTAAATCTTTCTTTTATTATCTTTAAAACAGTTACTTTTGGTGTACCTGTAAGCGCATGTCCCATCAACGCATTTGTAATTATTTTTTTAGACGAAGACATATTAAAATAAGTATATAGAAACTAGTTTACATAAAAATGGGCTTAATGGCACTGTCTTTTGTTGTTTTTTTTAGTAGCACCTATTGCTGCAGTACTTTGTTTCTACGCCATAATGCCCATCTTCACAAAGAAAAACTTGTAAAAAAGCATTATCATACCTAAGTGTTATTGCTCTTTAATTCAGTCTTGGTAAGATAACTATAAGGTTTTAGCTATTTATGGACGCAATCGAGCTTCCAATGGACGTTGAATTTCAGATTCACGCCACTGCATTAGCGATTCAACAGTTAGATCGTGATGATTTAGAAGAAGCTTTTATCGAAATGCTCCATCAAAGAGCGTTAGATCGCCAAATGTTTTTTGGTGTTCTAAAAGATCACGGCATTGATGCCGACATTAAATTCAACATCTCCACTGTGGGACAGGTTTCTTAAATACTATGGCTACTCGCACTATTGAAGGCACTATAGACACATTTAGTGTCGATACAGGCTCTGAAGTTACTTACCTTGGTGCTACGTCATCAGGTAATCCAGGAGAGGCTATTAGAGCTTTTCGCGTTAATCCAGGTGGAACTGGAAACATTATTGTAAAACTTGATAAAACCATGGGTGTAAACACTATGGAAGTATTTCAAGAAGATGCTTATGGAGGAAGTAGTGCTGCTAGTGGATATAAAGTTTTTACAAATATAGCCAAAGACGGTAAAGGTAAAGGCGCTGTTGGTACAGCCGTTACTAATGCTGCAAAAAACTACGTTGTGTTGCTTACTTTAGACGGTTATTCTGAAGTCAGTTACAACGGAAGCGTTGACGTCCCATAAGAAGGAAAAAGTAAAACAAACTTGGAAACAGCATCCTTTTCTTACTTGGAAAGGAATAGAATTAATAAAAAGTTATTATCCTGCCCGTACTCATATTGGTATGGGTAGGTATGCCGCGTATAAGGATTATGGAGAAGATATTTGGCGTATTGGGTATGGAAGTAAGAAACTAGGCAAAAGGTGGCTAGGAGCTAATGATGTAGCTACTGAAGAAGAGATTAACCAGCAATTAATAGAAGATTTAAAAGAATTTTCTGATCTTGTTTCTAAATACGTTTTTATTCCATTAAATACAAATAGAAAAGCTGCCTTACTAAGTTTTGCTTTTAGTATTGGTATTAGTTCCTTAAAAACTTGCCGTCTTTTAGATTTAATTAATAGTTCTGCTAGTAAAACTGAATTAATTAAAGAATGGAGCCCTTATATCAATCGATTGTGGTGTTCAGGTGGAGATCTGATGGTATCTCAACGTCGTATGGAACTGGATACGTATCTGGCCCCTGACAAGACAATTCCAACGTTTGTTCCTCATCGTTGTCCTTTAAAGAAATGCTTATTGAATCTCCCTGAGACTTATACTGGGGCTCCCAATCAAGTGAAAGCCATTGAATATCTTGAGAAAAAGTTACTTCAGTGGGACTCGTCTGGAGAGGTGTTACGACGGTTTTTTCGTTATTGGTCTGAGAAGCCACGTAGTCTAGGATCTCCCCAGCGGCAAAAGGGTCTCGACTGAGCATATCAATTGCATCTATAAGTTTTAAATCATCAGTGTAGCCTTCTACAATTGCTTTATAGTTCATGATTTGTTTGCGTCTTTGTTTAAACCTATCTTAAGCAATACTAAATATCCAATCAAATCTTGTATTACATCTTCATCTGTTGCTATTAAACCAGCTCCTTTTTTTATTCGATTTAGCTTGTCATCGATCCTTACGAGTAACTGTTCTACAGCGCTGGATTTACTAAAAATCCTTGAAGGATTCATTGCAGAGTCACCATATTGTTGATTTTTATAAAGTAATAGCTCTTTTATGTCATCACATACACAAGCTATTTGTAGTTGTGTTTCAGTCATTGCAGAATTGGTATTGTCTGTATCCATGAACTTTTAGTTTAACCTCTAGTTAATTACTTTACCGATATGTGAAAAGATTTCCACA